TTGACTGCCTCTCAGCTAATCATTGCGCCTTAAGGAATAAACATGGGACAACTAGTCTTTCAAGCGGCTTTAGGTGGACAAACTAATTTGGTTGGGCCTAACACGGCATCTACCTTTAACGTGAATGTGCCTGCTGTCAATGGTACGCTTTTGACGCAAACTGGTTCAGAAGCCAATGGTACGTTGCTAATTGGAAATGGTACTGGTTATTCAGCAAATACCTTAACTGCTGGTAGCAACATAACCATTACCAATGGTTCTGGAACAATTACCATTGCTTCAACTGGTGGTGGTAGTACAACATCAATCGGCCTAGTTCGGGCCATCGCAATCAACTGCATTCTTCCTTGAAAGGTAAATCATGGCAGCAAATACATCCCCCATTTATTCCATCGCAGGTCACATTGAATCAGCTGTATCCAATAATGCTGGTACGATGGCTGGCCCAACAGCCAATACTTCAACTGATGGCTCTGGTACTTTAATTAAAATTTTTACAGCAGGTACTAACGGCTCTTACATTCAAAAAATTCGTTTTCGCCCTGTTGCTGCATCTGCTGGTTCTGTTGCCGCTACTGTTTGTCGTGTGTTTATTTCTAATAGCGCTACAACAAGTACAACAGCAACTTGGCTTTATGACGAAATAACATTGCCAGCAGTAACAATGTCAAATACTGCTGCATCTAGTGTTTTTGAATTGCCAATGAATTTTGCTTTGCCAACTGGTCAATATTTGTTTGTAACTTTTGGTACATCAACAGGTACAACACCATCAGGTTATTCAATCGTAGTTATCGCAGGAGATTACTAAAATGTGGCGTGATACTGATTCATGGTTTGAACTTAAATTTTCTGACAATACCCAAGGTTTTGCTCATCTTGATGCTAACGGCAATTACATTGCTGTGTATCGTGCAGATGGAACACCTATAGGTGTTGGTGAAAATGTTGAATACACTTGTGTAAACGATAACGCCACCGCACCATCTTGGGCTTAATCCATGTTTCCACAACAGCCACAGCAGCAGTTTAGAACAGCGGGGGCGAATGTTCAAATTTTCTATGGAACAGGCACTGCCGCCAACCCAAACCAACAAGTTTGGAATAAACCTGTTGGCATAAATCATGTGTACCTAATGTTAATTGGTGCTGGTGCTGGCGGTGATGCAACACAAGGAGGAGGTTCTGGTGCGGTAACTGTTTGGTATGGAATGGCGCAAAACATATCTGACAATTTAATTATCACTGCTGGACTTGGATTTGGAACGCCTGTTAACACAACTGTAAGCGCTAGATTTTCCAATTCTGGAGCAACTCCAACAGCATTATTAACAGCTAATGCTGCTGCCGCCAGTGGTGGTACGGGGGGAACGGCAATGACAGCTAACCAATTCTCTAATACTGGTTTTTTCCAATCGGTTGCTGGACAAAATGGCAGCACTGGTGACCCTGGCGCATCTTCAACCACGTTTTTAAGTGGTGGTTCTCTTAATACAACAACAGGCAATTATGGATATGTAAATACTAAACCAGATGCGGCTGGTTATTTTCAATTGCAACCAATAATTGTTGGTGTTGGTGGATCGGGTAGCGCTACGGGAACTGGTGGATATGGTTGTGGCGCTGGTTATAACTCAGGTGGTGTAGGTGGTGGTCGTGGCCTTGTTTTAATAGCGAGTTGGTAATATGTCATATCCTATAAAATACCCAACGCCACAAAGCGCAAACATACAAATGTTTTACAAAACCGCTGATTGGGTAAAACCTCAAGGCGCATCTTTTGTTTGGTTTACTTTAATTGGTGCAGGCGGCAGTGCAACTGGAGCTGGTAATGGTGGCGGTTCTGCTACTGTTACAAATTGTATGGTTCCAGCTTTTTTAATACCTGATGAATTAAGAATATCAGTTGGTGTTGCTGTGGATAGTTCTAGTGGAACAAATACTGACGTTATTTATCAATCTAAAGATGGAACTGGCTACACATTGCTTACTGCAAATGGCGGCGCATCAATTGCTGGTGGTACTGCTAACATATCTAATAATTTTTCTTGCATGGGATTTTTTCAATCTGTTGCAGGACAAACTGGAAATGCTAGCGGACAAACAGCATCTGCAACTACATTTTTAAGTGGTGGTACATTTACAAATCCAATTACAGCAAATTATGGTTATTCCATTCCATCAGGTGGATTAGGGTTTTTCCAAATGCAACCAATTATTGTTGGCGTTGGCACTTGTGGTGTTAGCGCTGCATCACCCAAAAGTGGTATAGGCTGTGGCAGTGGATATTCCCCCAATTCTCTTGGTGGCGATGGCCTTGCAGTAATCATTACATGGTGACAAGATGCTAGATACATTTGGATTCCCTACACCGCGAGGTTCAAACTACCAAGAGTTTTATGGTGGTGGTACTACCCGTGACTGGTTAAAACCTCGTGGCGCATCTATGGTGCGTATGCTTTTAATAGGTGCAGGGGCTGGTGGACGTGCTGGTACTACAGGAGCTGGCGGTGCTGGCGGTGGTTCAGGTGCATTTACATTATGGATAGGCCCTGCTATTTTTATTCCTGACGAGTTGCGTATTTCTATTGGAGCTGGCGGCGCAACTGATGCTGCTGGCGGTAACACATCAGTTATATATCAATCAAAAGATACTGCTGGTTATACGTTACTAACGGCAAATGGTGCGGCATCAAACGTGGCAGGAACTGCGTCAGCAAATAACTTTTTTGGAGCTTCTGGCATTTTTAAATCTACTGCTGGACAAGCGGGAGCTGCAGCTAGTGGATCAATTTCAGCATCAACAACAACATTTTTGTCTGGTGGTGCTGGTGGTGGTGGCACTACAACTACTGCTGGTGGAAATGTTGCCTGTAACTATGGTTATCCAACTATATCTGGTGGCGCAGGTACAACTGGCGGTAATGGCGCTGATGGATTTTTTATTACACAGCCAATTATGTTAGGTGCTGGTGGCGCTGGTGGCGGCGGTTCTGCTACCACTGGAGGAACTGGTGGTAAAGGTGGAATTGGTTGCGGTGGTGGCGGTGGCGCTATTGGGTCTGTTACAGGTGGTACTGGTGGTCGTGGTGGGGACGGCGCAGTATTTATTTGGTCTTGGTAATTATGATAAATTGGAAAATATTAAGTATTCAAGCAGATGGGGAGTTAATAACCTCTGCTCGATACCATGCCACTTTGGTTGACGATGACTTGTTTGTGGAAACAGAGGGTCATTGCTACTTTAACGAACCAACCTTGAAAACCCCATTTTCAGAAGTAACAGAAGAAATGGTTGTTTTTTGGATACAAAATAAGATGGTTGGCGTAAAATCACGCCTAGAAGAACAGCTAGAAACGCTGAAAAAACAGAAATCTGTTGTTGCGCCTTGGTTACCCCAAGTGTTTACGCTTGATTTGTAAGGATTTATCATGGTAATGCCAATAGACATCATTAGCAGAGCATTGAAAGACATTGGCGCACTAGAAGCTGGTGAAATCCCTACGCCCGAAGCGGCTGCGGATGCTTTCGATATGCTTAACGACTTGCTTGACCAATGGTCAAACGAGGACATGATGGTCTTTTATAAGACTGAGATAGTGTTTCCGATAACGCCAGGCCAGTCTCAGTACACCATCGGACCAACTGGTCAAATTGGCGCTAATTTCAACGGCAGCATCACAGGCAACATTCTGACTGTCACCGCAATTAACTCAGGCGCTATTGCTTTGGGTCAATATCTCAGTGGCACAGGAATTACGGCGGGAACGACCATCACGGGATTTGGTACAGGAGCTGGCGGCAATGTCAATGAACTCGGAACGTACACAGTTAACATTAATCAAACTGTTGCATCGACAACAATCAGCGCTTACTATGAGCGTCCTTTGGTTATTAATTCTGCTTTCGTGCGGATTAACACTAATTCAAATGGCGTTCCAATCGTAAACGGCGGCCTAGATTATCCTGTTGCGATTCTTGCGTTAGAAGATTACGAGATGATTGGCTTAAAGACCTTATCGGGTCCTTGGCCAAAAGCGCTGTACTACCAACCCACTGAGCTGTTGGGAAATATCTTTGTATGGCCAAACCCTAGTCAGGGTGAGATGCACTTGTTTGCCGACACCATATTTCGCAGATATGCCTCAATCAACGACACAATTGTCCTGCCGCAAGCCTATTCAATGGCGCTTAGATGGTGTTTGGCAGAGCGTTTAATGCCTATGTATGGCAAGAACTCACAAGTCCAGCTAGCAATGATTCAAGGGTTTGCAGGGCAGGCTAAAGCCACAATCAAGCGAACAAACATGAGGCCAGTGCAGACTGCGCGTTATCCTGATTCGCTATTGGTAGGCAGAGCTAAAGATGCTGGTTGGATTTTGAGTGGTGGTTTCTTCCGCTAAAGGGTAAAAATGGACTTTGGATTTGTTGGCCCAAGTTACGAAGCGCCAAGCATTTATCAGGATTCGCAAGAGTGCATTAACTTCTTTCCCGAGGTTGATCCGCTAAAGGAGCCTGGTCAGCGAGGCGTGGTGGCGCTGTACCCAACGCCAGGCCTTAACACTGTTGCTGTTCTTAACACAGGCGAAGTCCGCGGTATGCGGACAGTCTCAGGCGGCCAGCAAATGGTGGTTGTCTGCGGCCCTTATGTTTACGTTTTAACCTCAAATCTTACGCCGTCTATTGTTGGGTTTTTAAATACATCAACTGGTCGGGTTGGCATTACTGACAATGGACAAAATGTTTATATTGTTGATGGCGCTTATCGATACACATGGCGCATTTCCACGCCTACCACTGCTTTATTTACAGGATCAATATCCACAACAACCTTAACTGTAACCAGTGTAACAAGTGGAACTTTAGCCGTTGGTCAACAGATTTTTGGTGTTGGTGTTAGCAATGAGACTGTAATTACCGCACTAGGTACAGGCACTGGAAATGTTGGTACTTACACAATTAGCACTTCACAAACTGTAGCAAGTGAATCTATGTCTAGCGCAGCTGCTGGCGCAATTATTACTGCTTCAATTGGTGAAACATTAAGTGGTGTAAAACTTGCCTCAAATGGTGGCTTTTATTGCACCGCACCAAGCACAACAATGGTTGTTGGCGCTAGTGTAAAAATCAGTGGAACACTATCTTCTTCTTCATTTTCACTAAGCTCAGTGGTTATTGCTGGAACCAGTGGTCAATTTTCATGCACTAGTACAACTTTAAATGTTGGTGAGCAAATAACAATCAGCGGAACATTTGGCGGTACAGGTTCTATTACTGGTTACAAAAACCCAACAACTTATTTAATTTCTGTAACAAACGGCACTACAACATTTACATTAACAAATTTAGATGGTTCTGCAATTGTCACTACTACTGGAACACCAACAGGCTTAACTTATACAGTATTAGCGCCATCTATCACTGGCTACACAAATCCCAAAACATACTATGTTGTAACAACAGATGGATCAACATTTTTCACATTGTCTGAAACAAGTGGCGGTAATCCAATAACAACCACTGGCGGCCCATCAACGGGTTTAACACTGGTGTATGGAACAAATTACTTAAATGTTTCTGCTGTTTCAACAGGAACTTTATATCTTGGGCAAACTATCCAAGCTGCTGGTATTACGGCTGGAACAATCATTACAGACTATGGTACAGGATCGGGCGGTATAGGCACTTATTTACTGAGTACAACCAATGTAATTGCATCAGAGGCAATGTACGCCCTGAATTTTACGCAAATTCCATCAACTGATGGCGCTTTTAGCGGTGGGAACACTGTTGACACTGTAGACAATTATTTTGTTTATAACCGCCCAAATACTCAGCAATTTGGCGCATCTGATGCGTTAAGTCCTATTTCTCAGGCACTTTCATTTGCGTCTAAGGATGGGTCGCCTGATAACCTAGTGTCAATTATTGTTGACCACCGAGAGGTGTATTTGCTTGGGGAAGCGTCATCAGAGGTTTGGATTGATGTGGGGGCGGTTCCGTTCCCGTTTCAAAGAATCCCTGGCACTTCTACCCAACACGGAATTGCGGCGGTTTTCTCTATGGCGCGATTAGGAAATTCCTTTGCTTATGTCAGCAGGAATAACCGAGGTCAAGGCATGATCGTTCAAATGAACGGCTACATTCCTCAAAGGATTTCCACCCATGCCGTAGAAAACACGCTGGTTAATAAGTACATTGACGATGCTATTGCCTACACCTATCAGTTAGAGGGACATGAGTGCTATGTGGTGACTTTCCCCACTATTGATCTGACGTGGGTTTATGACGCAACCACCCAAATGTGGCACAAATGGCTGTCTGTGGACAATGCCAACGTCTACCACCGCCATCGGTCTAACTGCTCTGCAGTATTCCAAAATATGGTTTTGGTGGGTGACTATGCCAATGGCAAAATTTATGAGCTTGACCTCAATACTTACACCGATGACGGCAATGAAATCCGTAGGTTAAGACGTGCGCCGCATTTAGTTGCAGATTTGCAACGGCAGTACTTTGATGAGTTTCAGATACAGTTTCAGCCTGGCGTGGGGACTACGGGTTTTTACATACCGACTTCAGCAATTTACATTCAATCGCCCTATATTATTTATCCTGATGCAAGCCTAGTGATTGGTGCATTAGATAACGTAATTTTGGGAAATCAGAATACAATCAACCTTACGGATGTGACAACTTATCCACAGGCGATGTTGAGATGGTCAAATGACGGCGGTTCAACATGGTCACGCGAATACTGGGTCACCATTGGATCAATGGGCAGATTTAAGAATCGTGCGATTTGGAGGCGCTTGGGCATGGCTAGAGATAGAGTTTTTGAAGTTGTCATTACCGACCCTGTTAAGGCGGTAATTGTCTCTGCCAACCTTAAAGCTAGTTCAGGGGATAACTGATGTTATACAACCCCCAAACGCAACCTTATCCACAAGCTGAGTTTTTAGACAAAACCACTAATCGGCCTACACGCGCATGGCAACAATGGTTTTTAAATCTGCTTAATTTTTCAAGTGCAACATCGGCAACGGCTGGCAGCGCAACACTTCCTGCGAATCCTGTGGGGTTTATTAACGTAACTGTTGATGGCAAGCCTTACAAAGTGCCGTATTACAACTGAGGTCAAAAATGCCAAATAATCAATTAAGAAACTTAGCATCACTTGGCAGATATGGCGACACTATGCTTGCCCATATCAATCCTCAAGAAGCGGCAATGTTGAAGTCTATGGGTGGTGCTGGGACAATTAATCCTAGAACTGGATTGCCTGAGTTTTTTAGTGTAAATCAGTTTGCCCAATATCAGCCTAAACTTGAGCCATTGCCATCATTAGGACAAGCGTTAGACCCTAATTCATTAACAAATCTTTCCACTAAATTAAATGAAGTTACCACTCCATCTACGGGTTTTGGTTTAAATATTAAACCAGCTTACACTAAAATCAGTGATGAATATTTAGACTATGCAGATAGGTCAGCACCCTTAGGGATGGGTGGTGGCAGGCAAGTTCAGGGTTACACAATACCCACTAAACAAACATTTCAAGGCAAACCACTTGTTGCCCAATATGATGCATCAGGTAATTTTAAGCAATTGACGCTAAAGCCTGGCGAATACTTAACTCCTGACCCAAGCAAACCAAACATAGTTTCAGTGCCAAAAATCAATGAAAAAGGGCAACTTGTTGATTATGGAGTTTTTGATTTAACCAAACAGGATAGTGGAAGTTTTGGCAGTTTTTTAAAAGATGTAGCTACTGATTTTGGCCCCATGATCTTGGCGGCATTAGGGGCAAACTTATTTACAGGCGCTAATTTATTGGGTGACGCAGCTGGTGCGGCGGGGGGTGCGGCAGGCGGTGCAAGTGCTGCTGGTGATTTGTCATCTTATGGTGGTGTTCTTGGTGGTGGGTCAACTGCATTAACTGGTGGATCACTTACTGATCTTGCTGGTACTTCATTAACTGACCTTGCTAATGCTGGTGGCGGCGCAAGTGCTGCTGATTACACGGGAAATGCAGTTAAAAACGCCATATATGGTGCAGAGGGTTATGGCGCTGGTGCAACTGCAGAAGAAATTGCGGCGGCTGAGGCAGCGGCTACTGGCGGTGGCGGTGGCGGTGGCGGTGGTGATACTGTAACTAGCGGGGCAAGCGCAGAAGATATAGCGGCTCATGATGCTTTAGCAAAAGCAAATGCTGATGCATTAGCTAGTGGTGGATTAACTCCAGCTTCAACTAGTACTTTGAGTAATTTGTTATCTAAGGCTGGTATTTCAACAGACTTTTTAAATAGTGCTGCTGGAGGCAGTTTTCTCAGTTCTTTGTTGTCTGATCCAAAATCTTTAGCGGCTATATTGTTAGGCGCTGGTAATGTAGCAAGTGGAGTACTTAGCGCAAATGCCGCTAAAGATGCAGCTCAAATCCAAGCAGATGCGGCATTAAAAGCTGCACAAATGCAGCAAGAGATGTTCAACACAGTGAACGCTCAAGGCGTACCATATCGAGGAGCAGGGTACGGCGCACTTAATCAAATTAGGTCAATGCTGCCTGGCCAATATACTCAATATGATGAAAATGGTAAGCCAATTGGAACAGCCACAGGATCGGGTTATTTAACTCAACAGTTTGGTCCACAGCAATTTGCACAGGGCATGGACCCAGGCTACGCATTCCGACTCCAACAAGGTCAAATGGCTAACCAACGTGCCTCTAACCTTGCTGGTGGACTGATTGGTGGAAACGCTATAAAGGGTATGCAAGACTACACCCAAGGCATGGCCAGCCAAGAATACAACAATGCCTTTAATCGTTTCCAAACGCAACGTGGCAACATTTACAACACGTTGGCGGGTATTGCTGGAATTGGTCAAACCGCACAAGGACAGGCTAATACATTGGCACAAAACAACGCTACTGCACAAGGTCAACTTGGTGTAGGGGCGGCAGCTGCACAAGCGGCTGGTCGAATGGGGCAAGCGGCTGGTTATGGCGGTGCGTTGACAGGCGCAGGAAACGCTTATTTGTTGTCTCAATTGCTTAACCAAAACCAAGGCGCAGCAGGGTCAAATGTAAGCGGTGGCAACTTCATGAATGCTTATAACGCAATAGGATAAATCATGGCAGATTACGGCTTCAACACCCAATTAACACCCAATATCCCACAGACCAGTCTGTCGGACATGATGAATCTTGCCCGAGGCGCACAGGCTTACCAGCAGGCTCAACAGTTAAATCCTTTGCAATTGCAAGCTCTTCAACAACAAGTTGAGCAAGCAAGACAAATGAATCCTTTGCAATTACGCCAGCAAGGTGCAGCAACTTCATTGGCAGAACAAACACTTGAACCAAGCGTTCAAGCAGCAAAAGCACAAGCATCAAGCGCTACAACAAAATCTAGTCAAGATGCTTTTCAATTTGCTTTGTTACACGCCAATGATGCGGTTCAGCAATTACAAACAATGGTCAATGACCCTGATTTAAATAAAGAAAAAATTACAAATTTCATTACGAAAAAAATCAAAGAAACAAATGGCCCACCTGAAGCTGAAAAACAAGCACTTTTTGGTTTACCTGAAAAGGGAACTGCAAGGGATTACCAAGCCTTTGCCGCTAAAAAATTAGCAGCGTCAATGTCAGTTTTGTCGCAATTGGAAAAACTGTACCCTGCTTCCCAAATGACTACTGAGGGGGCTACTATGACCCCTAGACAAATGGGTAGCCCAATATTAACTGGACAACCAGCAGGAATGCCAGCTGGTCCATCCATTGAAACAACTTTGTCGCCAGGCCAAACCTACGAAGCCACTGGCAAAACCGATGTCAACGGCAATCCAACCGCTTATGTTAAAGATAAAAGCGGCAAAATTTTGGGTGAAGTTACGATTCCTGCTGGGGTATTTGCACAGCCAACTACAGGAAAACCAACAACTACACCTAATCGTCCCGCCGCGCCTCCTGCTAATGCTCCTTTACGAATTAGACAAGGCGAATCACCTGTAAGTTATGAACAAGCTGATCAATTGCGAATCAATGCTAGAAATGCAGCACAACAAACACCAATGCAACAGTTCACTGCTAACCAAATTATTGATTTAGCAAATAAAGCCCAAACTGGTGTTGGATCAGAAACATTAGCAAATATTGCTGGTAGATTAGCTGTTGTACCTTGGACTGGTAATGCGGCAACCTATTTTGACAGTCTTGGTCATTACATGACTTTGCAACAAGCATCTTTGGCTAAAAGTGCAGGACTTAGCGGAACAGATCAAGCCAATCAACTTGCTGGACAACTTTCTGGAACAACTAATTGGACAGAAGATGCTATTAAATCAACCGCCCGCGTTAATAGAGCGTTGTCTACAGCAACATCTATGTTTAACAATGGCATTGAAAATAAACTAGCTACAACAAAAGATCGTTTAGCGCCTAATGATTTTCAATCACAATGGTCGAAAACTGCCGACATTAACGCTATTCGATTACATGACGCAATCGTAAATAAAGACCCCGCAGGCATAAAAGAAGTTATCCAATCTGTTGATCCGCAAGCAGCAAAACTTAAAAACCCCATGCAATCTCCAAACGTGCAATTTTTGTTGAAAAAATGGGAAGCAATGGACAAATTAGTTAAGGGGCAATAATGGCAGACTTAACTTTAGAAGAAATTAAAAATGCATTAAAAGATACTTATGGCGTTGACGATATTGCAGACAAACGCAATCCTTTGTCAACTTACACGCCAGGCACAGAAATAGCGCCGCGTGAACTAAGTATTAAAGACGTTTCTAATGCAATTCAACAAGCGTTCAGCCCTGATACAGAACCAGTTAAACCTAGTGGAATATTGCCATCTTGGTTAAAAACTGGTGTTGAAACTGGTTTGGGTGTTGCATCAGGTATGGCTACTCCTGTTGTTGGTGGTTTATATGGATTAGCTAAAAGCATTCCTGAAGCTATTCAAACTGGACAAGCACCTCAACCAATTGCACAAAAGTATGCTGAACAATTTATTCGGCAACATCCAGGTTACAAAGTAACCGATCCTCAAGCTCAAGCAAATTTGGAAGCTGTACAACGAGCATTTGAAGCATCTAAATTGCCGCCTGTTATGCCTGAAGGTTTGCAAATGAGCAAAGGCGGAGCAACGCCAAAAGAAATAATAATGGCTACTAAAGCTAATTTGCCAAAAATAAGCATACAAAAAAGTGGCGCTGAAGCTCAATTAGCAAATCAATTTGGTCAACGAATTGAACCGCAAATGAATGTTACGCAAACACCGCAAAGTGTTGGTGCAGCTAGTACATCACATCAATCAGCAGTCAAAGCACAAATTGATGCAATGCCTGATACATCATTGGCTAAACAGAACATTTTGCAAGAAATGCAGCCCAAAACTAATCCTGATGGTACAACAAGCCCAGGAAAATCTGCCGCAGATATAAATTTAGACGCATTGCAAACACAATCTAAATTTGAAAAATTTGGAATGAATGCTACTAAAGGTGAGGCATTAAACGATACGCAACTAATATCTGATGAATACAATAATCGCGCAAAACCCGAAAACAAACCATTGCTTGACCGTTTTAATGAAAGAAACACACAGCTTGCTAATGCGTTTGATAATTTGCGTGATAAATATGCAGAAAACGCAACTGGTGGTACTCCTGTTGCATTGGCAAACGATGTTCTTGAAACATTAAATAACAAAGCAAAAGGATACGAAAAAAATATTAGTGACTTGTATAAAAAAGCCTATAAAGCTGCTGGTGAAGGGAATAATCCAATAGATGTTGCTGGTTTAAATGAAAATATAAATAATGCATTAAATTTTGAGCATAGAACTGAATATTTACCTGAACAATTAGCTAAACAACTAAAAGAAAAATTAGCCAAAGGATATTTAACTCCACAAGAATTTGAAAACTTTAGAACAGATTCTGGTGAAATTGCTAGAACTGATCCTGATGGAAAAGTTAGACGCGCTGCATCTATTGTTCGTGAACAATTTGAAAATGCACCAATAAAAGGTGATTTTGCATATGTGAAACCTATGTTTGATGAAGCAAGAAATGCTGTTTCTGAATGGAAAACAAAACAAGAAAATATGCCTTTTTATGATACCGCAATGTCTGACACAAGAACACCTGAAGATATTGCAAAAGGTTTGCCACACCCTGGATCAACAGCATTTTTTGACAAATATGTAAACAACAAAAACATTCCTGACCTTTCTTTAAGTAGATTAGTTGGTGAAGTAGGAGAAAATACGCCTGCCCACGAAGCATTAAAAGCTGGCTCGCTTTTAAAACTTAAAGAAAATTCTGTTAATTCACAGGGTGTAGTCAGTCAATCTAAAATATATGATGGAATCAATAAAACATTTGCTGGCGATAAATCACGCATTTTGCATGGTTCAGAATTAGCGCAAGATTTACAAGACTTGGCATTTGTAGCTACTCGAAGTGAACACCTCAAAGGTGGCGCTACTTACTCAAATGCAAGTCAAACACAAGTTGCTAATGCAAGAGAACAAGCATTACAGGCTGCTCAATCTGCCGCGGGAAAAATAGCTGAAGGTGCTGTTAATCTCAAAACTGGTGGTATTGGTGGCACGGCAATTCGTGGAGCATTAAACTATTTCAATAAAGCGCAAATTGAGCAAGCTGCAAAAGAAGCGCATCAAAAACAATTGAATGATGCATTGAAGCCACACGCTGGCGTTTTTAAGGATTAAAAAATGGCTTACCTACTATCCCCCATCGGTAACGGATTTCAGTTCTTTACCACCACAGGACTGCCATTAAACGGCGGGTTCATCTATACCTATCAAGCGGGTTCTTCTACGCCTTTAGGGACGTATACAGACTCCACAGGTGGTGTGTCTAACACCAATCCTATTCAGCTTGGTACAGATGGTCGCCCACCTAATGAGATTTGGCTGAACTCGGGTTATTCATACAAGTTTGTATTGCAGGATTCTGCAAGCGTGACCATCCAAACGTATGACAATCTTTATGGAATCCCGTCTAGCGTGGCTTCTGCGACTGCTGTGCCATCAGGGGCGATTATTGCGTGGTCGGGATCAATTGGGTCTATTCCTAGTGGATATGTCATTTGTAATGGTTCTAATGGAACACCTGATTTGCGAGACAGATTTATTGTTGGCGCTGGTAACACTTATTCTGTGGGTAATACTGGTGGCTTTACTTCGGCTGCAACCAGCTCAAGCGGTACGAATTTGCCTTTGTACTATGCTTTGGCCTACATTCAAAAAACTTAATCATGGATGAAAAAATAGATTTGGTTAAATATGGCGTTCTTTGGCAAAAGGTTGAATCTTTAGAAGCCAAGATTGACAAATTAGAGGCCAGCATGGACAAGTTGTTAGAGCTGGCCAACCAGTCTAAGGGTGGGTTTTGGATGGGCATGGCTGTTGTTTCTGCGTTGTCTAGCGTGATTGGGTATGTCACAAACTGGTTTCACAAAGGATAGAAAATTGATCCAATCTCCATTTGCCTCCTTGCAGCTGGGTTGGTCAAAAATATCCAGCAAGGGTGCGACCTATATAAACAAGCTAAAGAGCAGTTTGTCTCAATCAAGCGAACTGCGGATGAAGTTGTTTCTATTGGTAAAGAGGTTAAAGGATTTTGGGGTTCGTTGCTGGGTTTCTTTGGTAACAAAGACAGCAAGCCTATTGTCAAAGCTAAAAAGTCTGAGTATGTTCCTGTTGAAGAAACTCAAGTTAAAGCAGAAATCGTAAAGAATCTGACTGAGTTTTTTAAACTGCAAGAACAATTAGAAGCGCACATTAGAGAGGCTGAAGAACGATCAAGGACTGTGGTTTTTGCGGATGATGTGAACTTGATGGAAGAGGCGTTAAACAGGGTTTTAGCGCAACAAGAGATGGAAAGGTTGGTAGTTCAGATTAGAGAGTGCATGGTCTACCAATCCCCGCCTGAGATGGGTGCTTTGTATTCTGAGGTTTTCGCCATGAAAGATGTGATTGCTGGCGAACAAGAAAAGGCTAGAAAGAAAAGAGATGCAGAGACATGGCAACGCAAAGAGGAGGAGCGCCTACTAAGAGAAAGGCAAACGTATCTGCTAGTGACTTTCCTATTCCTCCTATATTTGTGGTTGCTGATCGGCGTTTTGAGCAGGATTGGGAAATAGTCATGGGCTGGATTGCGGCTTGCGTCTTGGTGGTGTTTATGCTTCCTATTTTGGGGATGTTGTACTTTGACGTTTTGGAAGCCAAACAAGAAGCCAAAGCGCAGTTGGAAAAGGTTGAAAAGTTAAGGCGTGAAGTGGAAAAAAAGCAAAGGGAAAAAGATGAACGTATATGAAATTTGGTTTTTATCTGTCCTTTTGGTTTTGTTAACTGGATGCCAAGACACTTACCGCTATCCTTGCCAAAATCCAACAAATTGGGGTAAAGCTGAATGTGAACCACCTCAATGTGAAGCATCAGGTACTTGCACCAAAGACTTAATTCCAAAGGAGATTTACGATGCCTACAAGAAGAACCCCTGAAGAGTGGCACGCTTTAAGCCAATTCATGACCACACTCGGATTTGTGCTGTGCGTTATCGGCGTTGTTTTTGGTGTGCTTTATTGCGTTATGTTCGTTACCCAACCAATGGTCAAGCAGGCTCCTAACGATGCTTTCCTGATGGAATTGCTTAAAACAGTCTTAATCAGCATGATTTCCATCATTGGTACGTTGGTAGCGGTTGGGCATGGATCGCAGGCTACAGCGCTTCCTGCGCCTCCTAAAACTCCAAAGCCTGAACTTGTTAAACCCGAAACCCCATGAGCTTATTTAACCCTTGGATTTTGCTTGGTCTGATGCTGACGTTGTTAAGCACGTTTGGCGGTGGCTATTTCAAAGGCAAGCATGATGAAAATTCCCGCCAGCAAATTGAGATTGCAATGGCCAATCAAGTCGCAAGGGAAAAAGAGCAGGCTTTGGTGGCTGCGGTAAATGCACAAGCTGGTCAATTAGTAAAGGTAAATCAAAATGCAAAAATTGAAATTGCAAAGCGTGACGCTGCTATTGCCTCTGGCGCTCTCAAGTTGCGGCTTCCTATTAAAGCCCCCGAGTGTCCCTTATCAACCCCCACAGATGCCCCCTCTGCCCCCAGAGATAGCGTTCAAACAAACGCCGAACTTGACCCAACGATTGCTCAATCTCTTGTCGCCATCACCGACCAAGGAGACGCAAACACCCGACAGCTCAACGCCTGCATCGATGCCTATAACGCCGTCTACCAAACCCTGAAAGGAAAACCATGAACTTGTCAGAAAACTTCACTTATGAAGAGTTAACCCACACCGATCATCGAGAGTTTGACAATACGCCTAATGATGCGGAAATGGCTAATTTGGTGCGTTTAGCGGCTTTTTTAGAGCAAGTCAAAATAGTACTAGGTGGCAAACCTATAATTATAAATAGTGCATTTCGCTGTCATGAGGTAAATCAAGCAGTGGGTTCAAAAGATTCCAGTCAACATAGACATGGCTGCGCTGCAGATATTCGTGTGCCAGGCATGACGCCTGATGAGGTTGTCAGCGCCATTATTGAAGCAAATTTGCCTTATGACCAAGTAATTCGGGAATTTGACCGCTGGACACACGTTTCTATTCCCAACACAGAAGATGCACAACCGCGGTCAATGGCGCTTATCATTGACAAATCAGGAACCCGAGCCTACGCATAAGGAGCAATCATGGCCACCAACTTCACCATTACCCGCGGCGAATCCAAAGCGCATGAAGCCAAAGAGTACGTTATTGAACGTGAATATAAAAAAGAAGCTCGCAAAGTAGCTGCTTTGGAAAAAGAGTTAAAGAAACACGAAAAGACCGACATGGCGCACGCCCACCCCCCACGCTCGCATGAGGCTAGTCAGAAGTCAGCACCTTTGCCCTCAATGCGTAAGTATTGATCCGACAAGGGTACGTTTTTTGGCCACAAACCCTGCAGAACTAGTTGGTGCAGGGTAAGTAAATGGGCGCGTTCCCAAATGTCCATGCGTTCTGCTTTGGATAATTTGCCTTGGTCGATCAGGGTATGACATTTATGGCAAAGCGCCGCCACAAGGTTATCGTCTGCTTTGATTGACCGACCTTTACCCCCGCCCCAATTGGTGTGTGCGGCAACTATGGTTCCATCGCTAACCTTGCAGTTTTGGCAACGCAAAGTCCGTACTAATTCCAAAACCTTTTTGCTTCTGACGTACTGATGTTTTGGGAACAATCACAGTCTCCAAAGTGGTAAATCGATGTTCATTAGCGCACTCTAGTCTGCGCCTGCGGGTGTTTCCAGTGCTAGTTCGGGTTTCTTTGACAATGGTCCAAGTCCCGCATACGGGGCATTTCATTGGTGTGCCTTATCTTGCATTCTGTTGGTGGCTTCCCGCGTTCTGAATATCTCAATATCCAAGCGCAGGCTTTCTAATTCCCATCTAAGCGTTTCTTCTTGTTCAATTGCCGCAGCCAATCCCTTAAGTAATTTCTGATAAACAGGGTCAGCATACGCTTCACGTTCCTGTGCATTGGCGGCTTCAAACCCCATTTCTAGCGCATCTTTCATAAGTAAAGCTTTTTGGCTTTTGCGGAATTCTTCAAGATAAACCCTTTGGGCTTTGGCTTCACCATAAGCTGGCGCTTTGTCTCTGATTTGCTGTGCTGCTTCTTCAGGTTTCATTCTGCTTCTCTTATCAAAACGTCTACGCCCGATTCTTGTGCATAGACCTTGTTAACGTGTAATGAGACTACTTGCGTGTCATCTTTGTAAACAATCCCGTTCATCGCATCCAAAAAGACTTTTGCAACGTTGTCGATGTCAGGTTTCTTTTTTGGGCGTTCAGAGCCATTTAAACAGGCCTCAGAGCGTTTTTTTGAGTACGACTGAGGAATGGGTAGCCTGACGTATAAAAAGACCTCTACAGGGCTTTCTAGCGGCTGGGATGAACCCATTGCTTGGGAAGCGCTAATTCCGATGGCGGTTTCGTAATCTAGCGTTTGTTGGTCGGTGTAAACCTTGGTGAACTTGCTAAAGCGGGAAAAGCGGGGACGGCCTTTGCCTTTTGGGTCGCCAACGACATTAAAGATTATTTGCATCATTCATTCGCTTTCTAAGGTCAGCGGCGGCGGCTGATCCACGCTGTTTTTCGATCCCTAAGTAAATTTGTGACCACCAAGCGGATGCTTTCGTTTTCCCAAGGTCTTTCACTTTCTTGCGGTATCTTTTCACCCACTCCCGCGCTTCCATCGTCCTCAAGGTCTCCTGTAGCTCTAAGCGCTGCTGTGGTGTCAGCATAGCTAAGTTCTTTGGTTTCTTTGTGTCGGTCAAGAAGTCGGTTTGCTTCATCTTTATCCATTTCGCCCCCGCAGCGCATCAAACTTAGCTTTAATTTCGGGGGGAATTGGGACAGCTCTTGCGCGTTCCTCGGCAATTTTTTCCAAAATATTGATGGTCTTCTTAACTTCAGGTATTTCAGCGCCATCCCATCGGCGTTGATTAAGGTAAACCGCAGGTGCTGGAATGTAAGCGCCTCCATCTTTACGCCATTGGTCGGTTGTTTTCATCCATTCAATGTGTTTTAGGATTTGGTCAACGCAAGTTTCACAGTAAAAGCGTTCCCAGCGTTTACGGCAATCTGATTTGCCACCCTTTCGGGTACTTGTTGGCCATGCCGCCCAAAATCTATCAAAGCCTGATTCAAACATCATTAGTTCCAATTGCTTCTTTTAATAAATCTTCAGCGTGGAACTCAATCATCTGTTTAAATTTGTCATAACTGATTTCAACTTTACCTAACAAATCAACACAGTCACTGGTTTCCCATTCTTCAATAACAACAAAACCTTCACCATTACCATAAATCTGCAATGCGTTTTCTTGTTTGAACCCAATTGGCATTTTTTTCTCCATCAAGTTAATTTGTTCATATCGACCACAACTATTGCAAGTCCATGCAATTCTGTACCCTGTAAGCTGATGTTCCCTTATCAACCCACCACATTTGCACTGTCTCATCTGTATTCCTTATTGCTCTTTGGTGAATGTTGGAGCAAAGCACAGCCTTACCGTGGTCAAAACCAAAGTTCGCCTGTGCTTCGATGTTGCTCTTCGGAGCCATGTCATCGCATCGCACTATGCCAGACTGTTTCAACCACCGCGCTCTAGCAATTAGCCCACGCTCCCCGATTTGGCTTGCTCGTGTATCGGGGTATCTCAAACACAACCATCGACGTACCGCATTGTGTTGTCCAAAAGCAAAAACCCCGCAAAATGCTCTGTGGTCTTGGCTCTTGGCGAGAGCAGCAGCTAAACGATTGAATCGACAAAAGTCACGCTTGCTACCTTGCAAGACCACACAGTACTCTGCGGGGTTCACTGTCGATTCATCGCCTAGATGCCACTCTAGACGGGTTGAAGTATACATGATTTGGTTAGGTTGTAAACCACTCAGGTTTCAAGTCTTTAAGCTGGCGCAAACGCAGCTCGGGAATTTTTTCTTTCCATTGGCAAACCGCAGGAAAAGAAACGCTTAGTATCTTGGCTAGCTCACGCTGTGAGCCTGCGAGTCGGATCAAATCTGTTTTTGTCATAGCTTAATTTTAAGCTAAGTTAACAATTAAGCAACACTAGGGTTAATCCCTAGAAAATAACCTAAATTAACTGTTGACATGAAATTAAGTTAGGTTAATAATTCATCCCATGCCCCAGCACAACGCATAGGGTCTTTTAGGAAAACAAAATGAACACAATGCAACATACAGACGGAAAAATTTACAACATAGCTTTGCGTGAATGCGCTAATTTATATGGCTTAGACAAAGGCCAAGGTTATGGAATTGAATTACTGCCAACTACTGGCATAACTTATATCAGCAACGAACATATTTGGTTTTGGTCTGCTGATGAACGCAACGAATATATCAAAACAATTTCTGTTTAACTTAACGGGGCGCAAGCCCCTACAAAGGAAAAATCATGTTTGAAATTGAAAAATACACCAAACCCACCGACTGGTCACAAATAGCATTGTGGATTGTTTCCATCATTGCCCTTGTGGTGGTTGCCCTTGACCTTTTTGTTTGGAGAGCATGATGTTCCAAGAATGGTTAAGCCGTTTTGGTGAGGTTAATGTGGCCTATGAATACATTGAACCTGACGACTGGGAATCCACTGGTGACTGGGATTTGATGGTTACTTTGGATGGCCAAGAAATTACCTATGACCTGACAAAAGCTGAATACAACTACCTTTTGCAATGCGTCATAGAGGTTGAGGGTGAATCAGACCGCCCCATCGCAATCAAGTCCTATGGACTGAATCTTCACAGAATTTAAGGAAACAACATGGAAACACCCATTGGACCCAAAATTGCCGCCGCCTTTGTCAAAGCACAAAAGGCTTTTGGACCAGCCCTAAAGTCCAGCACCAACCCGCATTTCAAGTCCCGCTATGCTGACTTGGCTGCCTGTATTGAGGCGGTTGTAGACGCTTTAAACGCTAACGGCATTGGCTTGATTCAACGTTGTTATGACTGTGGCGCCAGCGGCGTAATGGTGGAGACAGTCTTTGTCCACGAATCAGGCGAGGTAATGGAATGCGGCATTTTGCAAGTGCCTGCTAGCAAACAAGACCCCCAAGGCTACGGCTCTGCCTTGACTTACGCTAGACGCTACAGCCTGATGGCAGCCTGCGGTATTGCGCCTGAAGATGACGATGGCAACAGCGCCAGCCGCAAGACTGAAATTAAGTCCACAGTTGACGAACACAAAATTGCCGACCTGATGGCTGCTATGGACGACTGCACCACGTTAGACGAGTTGCAAAAAACCTACAAAGCCGCATACGCATCTGCCAATGGCGAACCCGCCTGGCAAAAGCAAGTAATTGCCCGTAAAGACGCTCAAAAAACCAAATTGGAGGCCAAATGACGCACGAAATATCCCTTAACACTTTGGTAATGGCTAAACAAGCCATCGATCAATTGCTAGATGCACACTTTGAATTGGTAAAGAAAAATTCTGAAGAGTACGACAAATCCAAAGAAATGCGACTTAAGGCTTACAAAGCATCCAGCCAGCTGGATATGGCCATATTCATTCCATTACGACAAAAACTGGAGGTTACAGATGCAACAACAAAGCCCTGAATGGTTTGCCGCTAGATGCGGTAAGGTCACCGCCTCCCGCGTGGCCGACATAATCGCCAAGACCAAGACAGGCTACAGCGCCAGCAGGGAAAACTACCTTGCTCAGCTGGTGTGTGAGCGCATGACCCAAAAACCCGCCGAATCGTATTCAAATGCTGCAATGCAATGGGGGACTGACCAAGAACCCTTTGCCCGAGCCGCATACGAGGCGAATAAAGACGTTTTAGTGGAAGAGGTAGGGTTTGTAGTCCACCCAACAATTGAGGGCGCTGGTGCGTCTCCTGATGGCTTGGTGGGTGTATTTGGTTTGGTCGAGATCAAATGCCCCAACACTGCCACCCATATTCAGACCTTGTTAGACCAAAAAGTGCCTGAAAAGTACAACACGCAAATGCAATGGCAGATGGCGTGTACTGGCCGCCACTGGTGCGATTTTGTGAGCTTTGACCCACGCATGGCCGAGGGACTGCAGTTATTCATCAAACGAGTGGAATATGACCCTATCTATGTTGCCCACCTAGAAAAGGAAGTCATTAACTTTTTGATGGATGTAGAGGACAAGATTCAACAACTTAACAAACTAAAGGCGTGAAATGAGAAAAATCAAAAATATCGTAGTGATTACAGGCACTTACAAAAACAAAGACGGCGAAGAAAAGAAGCGTTATCAAACAATTGGTAGCCTTTTTGAAGATGGTGACAGCCTAAAAATTAAGCTAGACACTGTTCCCTTAATGGAGGGTGGATGGAATGGTTGGGCAAATTGTTATGACTTAGAACCCAAAGACGATTTGCCATTCTGACCATGCAGTTTGATCTACGTTTTGACGGCGCAGATTACAACCGAACCCGTGATGATGCTCGGTTAACTGGGCAGATTCTCAGGGTTTGGGAATGTATGTCTGATGGGAAATGGCGCACTTTAAAGGACATTGCTCAACAAACTGGCGACCCTGAGGCAAGCGTAAGCGCTCAATTGAGACACTTACGCAAGCCAAGATTCGGTGGTCACACTGTGGAACGTGAGTACATTGACAATGGTTTGTACAGATATAGGGTAAAACTATGTGGGACGTTTTAGTAACTTTTATGTTAATGATGTTTGGCGGTTTTATAGTTATTGCGTTTGGCGCTATTTTGATTTGGGTTTTATACATCATGCAAAACGAATAAAGTTGTTGACAAGCCAAAATTTCATATAAAATGGAACTTCCATTCACCTTGCAAGGAAAACAAAATGGGTTATCAAGCTAAGAAAATCCCCAGTGCAATCAGTTCCGATATGACTGGCGAAAAGAAAGTCAGCGTTCCTAAAATGGATCGTGAGTACGGCGGCGCTAAGTCAATGACAGGCGCAACACCTCCTAAAGGCGCAACCAGCAGCGACACCAGTGGCGAGCGTAAGCGTCCCATTGAGGGCGGTGTAGGCATGGGCAAAATGGACGGCATCGGTTTGCGTGAAGCCAAGCACATGGGTATGCACGATGGTCGTTTGGGCGAAATGAAAGGTGGTTCTAGCGAATCTTCCTGCTACGACCACAAGCGCGTACCCCACGTTCAAGATTCGATGTAAAGCGAAACGCCCAAGGGGGACAGACCCAAGGGCGCTTCTGGCCAACAAAAAAGGAGTTTTGATGGTTAATGAGAATTGTAGTGCTTGCCGACACTTTCTTGACCTACAACAAATGGGTCAATGTCGGCGTTTTCCTGCGTTTGTGAACAGGCATCGCAACGAGGGATGTGGAGAATTCAGCGAAAAAGCTGTGGAAATCTCTGTAGAACAGCCAAAAGTTAAGCGTAAATACGAGAGGAAAGCCAATGCTGAAGCCTCTGCGTGACCGAGTAGTCGTTAAGCCCCAAGTGCGGCACATTAGCGACATCATTTACATTGACAACAAAGAGCCATTCAATGAGGGAACTGTGGTTGCGGTGGGTCCTGAAGTGACTGATACGCTGCCAGGGGACTTTATCAAGTATGGCAATGGGGATTATTTGACTTGGCCGACCCATAGAATTGATGGGCAGGACTACCAAATCATTCAAGAAGCTGACATTTGTGCTATTGTGGAGGAAATGTGAAAGAGTTAATTCAAACCCGCGTACAAGACTTGATGGCCAAAGGCCGTGAGTTGGAACAACAGTTGCATCAGATCAATGGTGCGTTGCAACAATGTCAATGGTTTTTAGCTGAACTGGAGAAAGAAGATGCCCCTAAAGAAATCGACCAGCCCCAAAGCGTTTAAAGAAAACATCAAGACTGAAATTAAGGCAGGCAAGCCTGTTAAGCAGGCCGTGGCAATTGCTTACAGCGAAAAGCGTGAAGCTGAAAAGAAAAAGAAATGACCGAAGAAAAGCGCCCAGTTGGTAGACCAACCAAATACGACCCTGCTTTCTGTGAGCAAGTTGTAGAGCTTGGCCGCATTGGTAAATCAATTGAGCAAATAGCCGCTAATCTAGGGGTTTCCACTAGGGTCTTATTCGATTGGAGAGATAAGCATGAGGATTTTCTGCACGCCTTGGAATATGCAAAGGAATTAGAGCTTGATTGGTGGGAGACAGTAGGTCAAACCCACATGATTGAAGAGAAAGAAAGCGCTAAGTTGAACGCCTCAATCTGGTCGCGGTCAATGGCTGCTAGGTTTCCGAAGAAGTATCGTGAAAGCACAAAGCAGGAAATCACAGGCGCAGAGGGCGCTCCATTGTTGCAGGGTATTCAAGTGACATTTGTTAAACCGAGTGAGTGAAGTCAGCAACGCCCAATTTCCTGTAAAGCTGGCGTGTTTATTTGACCCGCCTAAATCTCGATACCGCGTTTTATATGGTGGGCGAGGCGGTGCTAAGAGCTGGGGAGTAGCAAGAGCGTTGTTAATCAAGGCAGCCAAGGAGCCTTTGCGAATCTTGTGCGCCCGAGAATATATGACCTCGATGCGGGATTCTGTCCACAAACTGCTGTCCGACCAGATTGTTGACCTTGGCCTACAAACCTTTTACGAGATAACCCAAGCCAGCATTAGGGGCAAGAACGGCAGTGAATTCAGCTTTGTTGGCCTTAAAAATAATGTTGCCAATGTTCAATCTTATGAGGGCGTTGATATTTGTTGGGTGGAAGAAGCTAAAACGGTGACCAGGCTAAGTTGGAATGTATTGGTTCCTACCATACGCAAGCCTAACAGCGAAATATGGGTTACTTTCAACCCTGAGTTGGAAACAGATGAAACTTACCAGCGGTTTGTAATTCATAAGCCAAAGAACGCTGTGGTTGAAAAGGTCAATTGGTCAGATAACCCTTGGTTTCCTGAGACGTTGAAATTGGAAATGGAAAGCCTTAAGGCGCGTGACCCCGAGGCATATAGAACAGTTTGGGAGGGTTTTTGCAGGCAAACAGTGGACGGCGCTATCTTTGCCAAGGAAATCCAGTTTGCCGAGCTCGAGGGCAGGATTACACGGGTTCCGTATGACGCTACAAAGCCTGTACACGCCATATTTGACCTTGGATGGGCAGATGCCACCGCTATTTGGTTTGTACAGTTTATAGGCATGGAAACCCGCTTAATTAGGTACATTGAAGATAGCCAGCAGACGATGAGCCATTATTTAGCTGAAATGCAAAAGTTTGGCTATGTGTACGATACTCTGTGGTTGCCGCACGATGCGGAGAACAAGACGCTGGCTGCAGCTGGGCGCACGATTGAGGAAATTGTCAGGGCGGCAGGGTATAAGACACGGATAATTCCCAAAACGCCAGTAGCTGACAGTATTAACGCGGCGCGGACAATATTCAGGTCGTGTTATTTTGATAGAGAAAACTGCTACGATGGCTTACAATGCTTGCGTCACTATCGCTATGAGGTTGATCCTGACACCAAACAATTTAGCCGAAACCCGTTGCACGACCAGTATTCACATGGCGCAGATGCGTTTCGCTACATCGGTTTGATGATAAGTGAACCCAAAGAGCGTAGAAAACCGAAACCAATGCCGATGTATGGCGGCGCTAACAGTTGGATGGGCTAAATGGACGATTACGAACCAATAATCCAAGAGGCAGTAGACTTCTTGAAATTCTGCAACGATGCAGACTCCAACAACCGCCAAGAGGCGCTAGAGGACTTGAAGTTTGTCAACGGCGACCAATGGCCTGTTGAGCTGCAGAATTCCCGCAACCTAGAATCCCGCCCTGTTTTGACGATAAACAAGCTGGATACCTATTGCAGACAAGTCACCAACCAGCAACGCCAGCAGCGCCCACGCATCAAAGTCCACGCTACCAACACCCAAGCAGACGCTAAGACCGCACAAGTCATTTCAGGCATTGTTAGGCACATTGAGGTCAATTCCAACGCTGACCATTCTTACGATAACGGGTTTGACTACGCTGTCCGCATGGGATGGGGTTATTGGCGTGTTACCACCAAATATATGCGTGAGGATAGCTTTGACCAAGAAATCTTCATTGACCCTGTAGACAACCCATTTACAGTTTATTGGGACCCCAATTCCATAGCCCCTGATGGTTCGGACGCTGAAAAGTGCCTGATAACCAC